CATATTACTATTACCACCCCCTTACAGGGGTAGTAATAGTAATATGTTAATAAAGAATAAAGAAAGAAAATAAATAAAGAAAGAAAGGTAATGGATTATGGGTGGAGGGATAAGTCATTTTTCCGGTGGTTTGAATAATGCGGAGCGGAAGGTAGGGGCTGCGAAGCGGAAGAAGCTGTGGCTTTTGGCTTTTGAGGAGCACGGCACGATTAAGGCAGCGTGTGAGGTGGCTGGGATAGCCAGGAACACGTATATCAGTTGGATGCAGCATGACCTTGAGTTCGTGAAGGTGTATGAGGATATGAAGCGGTCGTTTGCGGAGTCGCTCGAAACGATAGCATTGGACAGGGTGAAGAACCCGGATAAGGGGAAAGGGTCCGATGTCTTGTTGATAACGCTTCTGAATTCGAATATGCCGTGGAAGTACAGGCCACAGGTTGCGATGAACGAGGATTATGCGAAGGAATTGATCTTCGAGTGGCGGAAGGCTGCGAAGGAGATGGCGAAAGAGATACCGAAGGAAGAGGTTCTTTCCCAGGATGTGGAGAAAACGCTTACTGATATTCTGGAGAAGAGGAAAGGCGGTAAGGATACAGAGGGAGAGAAGAACGCATGACCACAGGGATATCCCGTCCGGGACTCAAGGATTACCTTTTTTCCAAGGTGGGGTTTACCCCTACGGACGAACAGAGGGTAATTCTGGACTCGACCTACAGGTTTAACCTTGTAGCAGGTGGTGAACAGGCAGGGAAATCCCTTATAGCTTCCAAGTATTTACTGGGAAGGTTTGCGGAAACACAGGAACGTGGCCTCTACTGGCTCGTTGCAGCAGACTATGAACGCACAAGGGCGGAGTTTGAATACCTTCTTGAGGATTTCAGTACGCTCGGTATCCTCAAGGAAGCATCAAAGAGGGTTGACCCCGGACATCTTACGCTTGCTGACGGCACACGGATAGAAACCAAGAGTGCCAAGGACCCAAGAACACTGGCCATGAGGGCACCCAATGGGATTTTGGGATGCGAGGCATCGCAGCTCGATCTCGAAACCTTCTTCAGGCTCCGGGGCAGGTGTGCTCCGAAGAGGGGATGGCTCTTTTTGTCAGGAACCTTCGAGGGATCTCTGGGCTGGTACCCCCAGATGTTTACGGCATGGGCTTCAGGAGCCGATAAAGATGCACGTGCCTACTCGCTCCCAAGCTATACGAACACGTATCTCTACCCGGAAGGAAGATACGATCCTGAGATTATCAGGCTTCAGGAAGTGTCAAGTGACGATTTCTTCATGGAACGCATCGAGGGGAAACCCTCGCCCCCCAAGGGACTCGTGTTCCCGGAGTTCCGTCCTGATGCACATATACAGGAGGTGGAACATGAAAAAGATGAACCGGTACATATCTGGATGGATCCTGGCTATGCTGGAGCATACGCCCTTGTCGCAGTTCAGGTCATTGGCGAACAGATTCGAGTTATTGATGAGATCTACGAACAAGGACTCGTCACCGAAGAAATCATCGACATCGCCCAGTCAAGAGACTGGTGGCAGGATGTCAGATTCGGAGTCATCGACATCGCTGGAACGCAGCACCAGGCGATGGCAGCCCCAACTGAGATCTGGATGGCAAAGACAGGGCTTTACCTCTCCTCTCAGAAGATCAAGATCAATGAGGGAACGGAGAGACTGAAGGGATGGCTCAAGATAGACCCCAAGACCCACGCACCCCGTATTGTGTTCAACCCCAAGTGTCATGGTATACTGTCTGAATTCGGGACGGCACCCAATCCGTTTGACGGCCAGACCAAGGCATACCGGTGGAAGACGGACAGGGAGGGCAATATCGTGGGGGATATACCGGAAGATAAACATAACCACGGCATTAAGGCCGTTATCTACGGCCTCATTGACCGGTTCGGCTACGGATACGTCCAGGAACATAAACGGATCCGTGTCAAGAGGTGGGAATAATGGCAAAACGGAAACCCGAAGATATTATCCAGCTCGTAGATTCACACTACGATGCGACCGAACCACTCAGACAAAGGATGCAGGATGACCACGCACTCTACCGCCTCGAACCGTATGACGCTGGCGAAGGCTACCAGTCCTACACTTCCAACGAACCGCAGACCTTTGCGGAGAAGATTATAAACTGGATATCAGGTGCGGACATGACTGTCCGTATCCCACATGACGGGGCAGATGCAGATCTCAGGGAGAAGAACGACCTCAAGGAACGCTTCCTGATCGGTATCGAAAAAGCAGCCAATGAACGGCTCTGCAAACTTATGCTCCCCGAACTCCGTGACCAGCTTGCATGGTACTCTGCCGTAAGAGGATGGTACGCAGGCAGGGCACTCCTCGCAAAACGCCCGGACGGTACAACCTACGTGGATATCACACCGTGGGATCCGCTTCATACCTACTGGGGTACAGGACCCGAAGGATTGGAATGGGTATGCTACAAGATGCCCAAGACCAAGGATCAGATTTTTTCCCAGTACAACGTCAAGATCGACTGGGAAACATCACATACCATTGACGGTATCGAAGTCTATGACTTCTACGACAAGGAGATGAACACCATCCTTGTCTATAACGGCTCGAAAAACAATCCCCTTACACAGGTTGTGAAGAAACAACAGAGGCACGGGGCTGACCATGTCCCTGCTTTCCTCGGACCGATAGGGTCAAACCCCTACGTGGTAGCACTCTCCCAATCCACAATGCAGGACACCATTGCCGATGTAGGCGAATCCGTCTTCAGGGCAACCCGTGACCTGTACCCGAAACATAATCTTATGATGAGTACGATGCTGGAACTGACAGCCAGATCGAGACGGCAGGGACTTATCGTAAGGTCAAGGGACGGAATGAAATCCCTTGACGAAGATCCGTACCTCGAAGGTTCCGAGATATCTCTGGCTCAGAATGAGAACGTGGAACCCCTGGGCCTGTTGGAGATGGCAAAGGAAACAGGTGCATTTATGAGCATTGTTTCCGGCGAGATGCAACGGGGATCCCTCCCATACTCCGTGTACGGTGAACTCCCCTTCCAGCTTTCAGGGTTCGCAATCAACACACTCAGACAAGGCGTGGAGACAACCGTCAATAAGTACCTCAGATCCGTGGAGAAAGCATACCAGATGATCTTCAACCTGATTGCAGACCAGTACGCATCAGGGTCATATAAGTCAATGGAACTCTCAGGCATGGACAGGAACAGGATGTACTTCACACAGGAAATCTCACCCGATATGCTGAAAGACACAGGAACACCGGTGGTTACCCTTGTTGGACAACTGCCGCAGGACGATATGACCAGATACTCAATGGCACAGATTGCACGGGAAGGACCGACACCACTGCTCTCAGACAGGGCAATCAGGGATCGTATCCTTGCACTTCAGGATGCAGACCAGATGGAAGATGCCATCAACGAACAGATGGCGGAACGGATGCTCCCGGAAGCAGCACTCTGGACATTACTCAGATCAGCGGAACGGCAGGGTCGTGAAGACCTTGCACAGTTCTATCTCGGTGAACTGATGAATATCCTTATGCAGAAACGACAGGCTGCTGAACAGCAGGCAGCCCCCCCTATGGCTCCTCCAGGACCCCCTCCGGATCAGCTCCTCTCTCCCGGAGGGGGAGGCGTTCCCCCGATGGGACCCCCGATGGGACCGCCCCCTGGTGGACCGATAGGATTACCCCCGGAAGTAATGCCTGAAGCTATGATGGGCGTACCGCCCCCAGCACCAACACCACAGGCAGGACCACTCGTACCTCCGGGTATGCCAAGACCGGGAGCACAAGGAGGACTACTCTAAATGGCAATGCAATATTCTGAAGAACTATCAAAGAACCTTCCGAGGGCTTTCAGCTATGCCTACACAGGTGCATCACCCGATGTCCTTGAACAAATTATGGCAGGTGCAAGCATAGAGGAAGCTACCGAAAATGAGATGAACGCACAGCTCATGGGCGAGTATGGTGACCTTCTCGGAGGTATGTCCATTGATGACCTGCTCAGTATGGATCCCGATGCGGTAGAGAAAGCCGCATACCAGCTCCACATCCGAACAAAGAGAGGCGGAGACTTCGAGATAGACGGCATGATGACCCCGTGGGGCAGTGGACTGTCAGAAGAAGACGTACAGACAATAGCACTTGCATACCCAGGTATCGAAGACGGACTGGACATGAACGACATCGAAACACATTTCGGTGATGCGGAACAGTTCCTTGACCGTGCAGGACTCGAACTCGATGACCTCATGGATGCAGGAATGCAGCGTGCGGAAGACGAAGGAAGGCTAGATGATCTCGGTGATCTCTTCAGGGGACTTGGTGACCAGGTTGGATTATCAGGTGCACAGCGGGCAGGAGCACCGGATGAAGCATTCGGACAGATGCTCGGAACAATGAATAACATGACTGATGATTTACAGGGCGGTACCATGACCCCTGATGAGTTCGATGCAATGAACGAAGTGGGTATCGATCCCATAGAAAGTATCGAGCGTATAACGGGATCAGGTGAGTCTGTAGCAGAACGGGAACTGGTTGATGCAATAAACAGGGAGATGGGGATAACAACAGATTATGGGGAAGTGTTAGATGAATTCCCAATAGTAGAATTACCAGAAGGCGTAGAAACCATACCCCTTCAATTTGATGAGGAAGACATACCTATAGACCTAGGCTTAATTCCTCCTCAAGATGAATTGCCGATAACAGATTATGGAGAGATTCCAGATGAATTCCCAATAGTGCCTTTACAAGAGGGACAAGAGACTATCCCATTTCGATTCGATCCTGTAGCAGATACAATGGCTCTAGAATCCCAGAGAGGAGAAGGATTCCGAATAGATCCGGGTTTGATTCCTCCTTCTACGCCTGGTGGCATTCATATGCCTAAGATGACACCAGATGATGTAGGGACGGCAAGAGCGGAAGATATAACAGTAGGTACCGACCCTCAAAGAGAACTTACGGATTTTATGAATCGAAATCCACAATATCGGCACTCTCCTGATTATGAAGAAGATCTCTATAATATGCAACAAGCGTATACACAGTATCAGGCTGAAAACAGGGTTAATATGAATGCCTTGACATATGATGAGTTTGAAGACCAGTGGAGAATTCTAGCCGGAGGCATGACTACGCTTACTATAGATGAGAAAGGTAATGTTGTAGAATCGTATGTCCGTGAGCAACCCGTAGCTGGAGACGGACCAGGTGAGGC